AAATTATGAGTGAAGAAATAATCCCTAAAAAGAAAAAAGGTGTACAATACTTCACTCAGGAAACAGAGGATGCTATTGTAAGATATAATAAAGCAACTAATACATTAGAAAAAGAAAGAATATATCATAGATATATTCATTACCCATTTTTTAAACTTACTGAGAATATTATTCATACCTTTAAATTCTATTATACAGAAGTAGAAAATATTGAAGATCTTCAGCATGAGGTAATTACCTTTCTTCTCTCTAAAATACATCTATACGATCAGACTAAAGGATCTAAAGCATACTCTTACTTTGGTACAATTGCAAAACGTTATTTAATTATATCCAACACACGAAACTACAAGCGTAGAATCGATAAGGCACCTGTTGAAGGATTAGATGAGAATGAAAAATTTTCTTATCAAATTGAAGAAACATTACAAGATGCTCATGATGATAAACTATCATATTATATAGATGAGTTTACAGTGTATTGTACTGAGAATATTTTTGAGTTGTTTCCTAAAGATGAAGATGCTCAAATTGCTGATGCTATTTTAGAACTATTCCGTAAACGTGACAGTATAGACGTTTTTAATAAGAAAGCATTATATATCTACATTAGGGAACAGATAGACGCTAAAACCCCAAAAATAACTAAAATAGCAGGACAATTATACAGTATATTTAGATCCAACTATATACATTATTTAGAACACGGTTATGTAGAGTTTAAATAAATATATTTATAACCATGAGCCAGTTTGATAAAACCGTATTTGGTAAAAAGAAATTCTCTGATTTATTAGAGGAAATCTATGACAATCAAAAGAAAAAAGATAAGCAAATAAATGCTCTTATCAATGAACTAAAACCTATGATTGAAGAAATAGGTGACGCTACTCTCTTAGTTCCCTTAATTAAAGAATACCTAGAAATGGGCATCAAAAATGATGACCTATTAATTAAAATGGCTGCCCTAGCACAACGTGCAATGAATAGTGAAGCAACTGATGCTGGCTTAGGAATTTCAGACGAAGAAAAACAACAATTACTTGATGAGATAAGTAAGTTTAAATCTGAGGAGTAATGGCTAAAACAAATAGGTCAGGTGGTGTTTTAGGGGCTTTACTTGATAAGTCTAGATTTTCTATAGCTTTTCCTGTTCAAAATGTAGGTAGAGTAGTTAGCATAGTATTAGATGAGACTCATCCGCGTTGGAAAGAACTTGGTGAATGGAATGGTTTAGGTACAATTGAATATGTTTTAGTTGACCAACCTGTATCTCCAAACCAATCTTATCCTACAGCTAAACCCTATGATCCTTCTACTAGGAATTTACCTTTAATAAATGAGATAGTATTTATCTCTTCTTTCCCAAATACTGATATAGGTGAATTTGCTTCATCTAAGACAGCTTATTATATGAGTGTTGTGGGTATTTGGAATCATCCCCACCATAATGCTTTTCCTCAAAACTCTAATATATTACCTCCCTCACAACAAAAAGATTATGTTGAGACAGAGTTAGGTAGTGTAAGAAGAGTAACAGATCAATCTACTGAGATATTTTTAGGAAGAACATTTGTTGAAAGAGGGAATATACATCCACTCTTACCATTTGAAGGAGATAGAATTTTTGAGGGTAGGTGGGGTAATTCAATCCGTTTAGGATCTACTGTTAAAAATACTCCTAATACATGGTCTTCTATAGGAACTAATGGCGACCCTATTACTATTATTCGTAATGGGCAAGGTAACCAGACAGAAGAAGGATGGGTACCAACTATAGAAGATATTAATAATGATGATACTTCTATATATTTTACTAGTACTCAAAAAATACCTTTAAAGGCCTCTAGTACTTCTTACTCTAGTTATACTTCTAACCCACCAACCCAACCTAATGAGTACTCTGGTAAACAGCTTATTCTAAACTCAGGCCGTTTAGTATTTAATACTACAGAAGATCATTTACTTTTATCATCAACTAAAACTGTAAATATCAATGCTTTAAACAGTTTCAATGTTGACTCACCACAGTCAGTGATTCAATCCAATAGCGTGTTATTAGGTGGGGCTAATGCGGTACAACCATTACTTTACGGTGATACTACTATAACTCTTTTAACTCAATTAGTAGACCAATTATCTCTTTTAAGTGCAACTTTAACAAATATCCCAGTTTCTACAGTTGCATCAGCAGCTGGTCAGTTTATAACTTATTTAACTACCTTAAAGGTTCAATTAGAGACTACAACTAAATCGAATATAAGTAAAACTCTGTAATGGCTGGGATTGATATAACTTCTATACAAAATGCTATCTCTGATCCTAAATCAGCTTTAGTAAAATTGTCTTTACTATTAATTAAAAAAACATCAGATAACGAGAATTTAATTAAATTACCTTTAGAAAATTTACTAAAACAAATCCCAACAGACGGCACTTGCCCAGATCCTCAAACACTACAAAATATTATAGACAAACGAAACAATATTGTAGAGTTTCTAAATAAATTTAGTACATTTTTAGATACTGTAATTTTTACATATACTGGAGTTAGTGTTGCTTTTGATGTTGCTTTATCTACTATAACTGGGTTGAAATTAACTAAAACCACAGCTTCAGGTGGAGTAAAAATTTTACCCACAGCACCCGGTTTTGTTACTGCTCTTTTAAGTGATTTAGGTGATTTAACAGATAATTTAACTTATAATTCTTTAGGTGAATCTAAATTAGTTAAAAGAAAACAAGACCTAGATACTTTAGCAATTGCTTTAAATATAGTATCTTCTTTTGTAAAAAATGTAGTGACTATTTTAAATTCTTTAGACGCGGCACTTTCATTATGTTTACAACCAAACCAAACTCTAAATCCTGTAAGTGATAATCTTCAAAAAATATTAACAGATAATCAACAATCTGTAGATAATTCAACTTATCAAGGTTTTATATTCAAAATAGAAGAAGTACCTTTCAGCTCTACTGTTACTCGTAGAAAAGCAGTTGCATTTAATCAATCCGGTATTCCTTTAATAGAGACACCTCTATCGTTTACAACTAACGATCGAACATTAATTGATGAACTTAAATTAATTATTGACAGAGACAATTTAAAAGCCTACTAAATTCAATATTTATAACAGATGAAACCAAGTGAATTAAAATCATTTATCAAAGACGCAGTTAGAGAAGCTATCCAAGAGGAACTAAAAGATATCCTTTTGGAAGCAGTTCGTGCACCTAAAACACAAGTGGTTGAATCATATACTCAACCAATTCAACCTCAACCAAGTACTACATCAGCAACTGATAAAAGAGCTATGATGGAAAGTATTATGGGCGATATGAGAAGAGGACAAGATACTCTTTCATTTAACTCAATGGATGCTAGAGGAATGGGTATGAATCAAACTACAATGCAAGTACCTTCAGGTGCTATGCCTGGTAGTGATTTACCAGCAGGTAATGTTGGTTTAGATATGATTATGGGATTAATGAAAGGAGGTAAGTAATGGCATTTGGAGCACAAAAGATATTTCCAATTGATACCAAACCAGGAACAGCTGTTGGTGTTGCTATTCCTTTTAATGCTCCAGGTGTTTTTTATTCTACCTATACCACAAAAGACGCTATAAGAAATAATCTTATAAATTTTTTTCTAACTAACCCACCCGAAAGATATCTTAACCCTACATTTGGCTCAGGTTTAAGAGCTTTTATTTTTGAACAAATTACTACTGGTAATTTAGATGGTCTTAAAGAGAATATTCAATCACAACTATCTCGTTTTTTTCCTAATGTACTTGTAGCTAGTTTAGATATATTTCAAGACCCAGACACTAATACTATAACAGTATCCTTAACTTACAATGTTATAGATACCGCTATATCAGACGAAATTCAAATAGCATTCAACTAATGGCCGTAAGACGTAACATACAGTATATAAACAAGGATTTTACCGAGTTAAGAGCGAGTTTAATTAACTACGCTCGTACTTATTTCCCTACAACCTACAATGACTTTTCTCCAGCATCACCAGGTATGATGTTTATGGAAATGGCAGCTTATGTAGGTGATATTATGTCTTTCTATTTGGATAACCAAATCCAAGAGACATACTTACAGTATGCCCGTCAAACAAATAATTTATATGAGTTAGCTTATATGTTTGGTTATAAACCAAATGTAACTCAAGTTGCTACAGTTGATATTGAATTTTACCAACAAGTCCCAGCAACAGGATTTATAGGATCTCAATCTCCAGACTTTAGCTATGCTTTATCAATACCAGCTAATACTGTAATATCTTCTACACCTCCTAATAGTGTCTCTTTTATTATAGAAGACCCAGTTGATTTTAGTGTTTCATCTTCAGGTGACCCTACAGAAGTAACAGTTTATCAAGTATCAAGTGGAGGTTTAGTAGTGGACTATTTCTTATTAAGAAAAGTTCGTAAAGCTATATCCTCTACTATTAATACTACCTCATTCTCATTTGGGGCTCCTCAACAGTTTGCTACAGTAGAAATAAATTCACCTAACATAGTAGGTATTTTAGATATAGTAGATAGTAATGGAAATGTCTGGTATGAAGTAGATTATTTAGCTCAAGATACTGTTTTTGACTCTATCAAGAATACTAATGTAAATGATCCTAACCTATCACAGTACCAAGGTGATACCCCATTCCTTTTACAATTAAAACAAGTACAAAGAAGATTTACAACTCGTTTCTTAAACAGTACTACTCTCCAACTACAATTCGGAGCTGGAACCTCAGCTGATACTGATGAGGAAATTTTACCTAACCCAGATAATGTTGGTTTAGGTTTACCGTTTGAGATTGATAAATTAACAACAGCATTTGCTCCTTCAAACTTTGTATTTACTAAAACATATGGTATAGCCCCATCAAATACCACTTTAACTGTTAGATACTTAACAGGTGGAGGAGTCTCAGCCAATGTACCAGCTAATACAATTACGTCAATTACAAGCGGTACTCCCCAATTTTTAAATAATAATTTAAATACTAATACAGCCAATTATATATTTGGAACTTTAGCTGTTAACAATTTAGCAGCAGCTGATGGGGGCGGTGATGGAGACACAGCTGAAGAGATTAGACAAAATAC